CAGAGCGGTCTTGTCCGCCGCCAGGGAGAGAACCACGCGACCGACGACGACCGGATCTTTCGTAACCGAGAACTCGGCAAGGATGATCTTCGAATCGGCGGAAGGTCGGATTTGAGATTCAATCGTTGCCGCCGAGAGATTGATTGCAACGTCGGTCGAATCCTTGAACCGAAATGCGATCGTGAAGGTTGCCCCCTGATTGATCTCGATATCGTGAATTGCCGCGGCCATTACCTCGCCCCCAAGATTTCAGGCCATACGGCCTTGATGCCTTCGAGCGTGTCGGGAAGCTCGGTATCGGTTACGTCGCGGAGAGCCTGCTTCTTCGCAGCGATTTCCGCCTGCAAAACCATGTCCCCGGATTCGAGCGCGCGCATGAAATCGATGTCGAGCGAAGCTAGCAGCGGAGCCCGCGCTTGCCGCCAGAGATCGCGCCAAATTTCCTTTCCCTTCTCCGGGTTGAAATCCGGCCCGCCATCCGAGAACCGGTACGCGTCGAAGAGTTGGTAATCAAGATCGGCAGTTTCGAAGATCGCGTATTCCGCGCCCTCGGGGATGTCTTTCGCGATCACCGCCTCGATGGGGATTGACCCCGTCGAATAAATGACGCCGAGTTTATTGTCCTGTTGAGGATCTCCGTAAAGAATGACGCTCATTTTTAATTGAAGAATGCGAGACAGACCTCGGCGGGGTTGATGAATGTGCTGGCGCCCTCTTTCACCTGAAACCGGAAGGCCGATTCCGTTTTCGCATCGGTGCTCGCCGGGCTGACAACGGCGAGGTCTCCGGTTGCATCCGTCTGCCTGGCGCATCCGAAGAAGGCGTAATTCGCGTCGAAGAACTGAGTCGTGAAGTTGACCGTGAATTGCCCCGTCGAATGATAGGTTATCGAAGAGACGTTGTGCGCCGCCTTGATGGCGATAGAGCCAAGATTCGAAGGAGTCCAAATTACGCTGATAGAAGCGCCCCAATAGTTGGGGGTTCCTCCGGGTGTCGAGGTATTCTCAACCGCTAGCATGAATGATCCGCCGACGGCCACTGATCCAAGGGAATAGTCAACAGAGTGCCATCCTACCCGCGAGCCATTTACGAGCAAATAGTCATCTACGGAGCCGACAAGTCGCGCGGTCGCAGAAACCCCGTAGGGATTCGTAAACGTCTGATACCCGCGAACCGCAGAGTCGCCCTCCGAAGTTCCGCCCTGCCCAGCCGGGGAGTAAATCTGCGTCAGGCCTCCGACCGAAAGAAAGTTCACCCAGGCCTTCGCCGTGGTCTTCGATTTGATCGATCCATCCGACTCGACAAGAGCATAACTTAGGAGGCGAGACTTCAACTTCGCGGGAGTGACGATCCTCTCGTCATCCGCCCCGGCCTCGACCTCTGCGACCGTGGCGATTTCCGCAACACCTTTTACTGTCTCAGTCGCCGGCGGGTACTGGAAAGACGCATCGCCAATTGTCACGCTGCCAGGCGGAACGCCGGTAATCACGAAATCAATCGCGAAGAGGGCAACTGCACCTGAGCCCTTGACCAGAATATCGGTCGCCTGCGAGTAGACAGCAAAGAGCACTCCTGCGCTCGTGAAAAGGCCGATTTCTTTAACGGAATAGCTATCGGTTGTTTTGTCCGTCGCCGTGATGTGAATTGTCCCAGGCGTCGGGACACTCGACCCGTCCGGCGTGATCTGCTTGATCTGCGCGACAAGCGCGGTCTGAGTAGCAGAGGCGGCATAGCCGCTTGTACCAATCCCGACTTTCTGCAAAACGACAGGGCCAAGCGTCCCGACATTTGCGATCGCTGCTTTTCCCGCGTTGGTGATTACGAAATTGAGTGCTGGCATTTTATGGTGTGTATGTTGCCCCGGCGTCGAGGCGGCTAAACACCGCCGGGCGAACAATCCCGACGACGTTGACTGATCCGGCGAATCCCTGAACCAGTTCGATAATCATTTCCGATCGCACGGGTTTGACCCTGCGAACCGCTTCCACGATGGAATCTTGAATATTCGCCGGGGTCGTTATGAACGAAAGCAGAAGCTTGAAAGTGTGCGGCGTCCCGGACGGCGTCTGCTCCCACCACTCTTGAATCGCTAGGCCGAGGCCGAACGATGAGAGAACCCGCTTCACGGCGCCGACCGTTCCTTTCTTCCGATGCACCTCGACGCTAGACGCAATGACGGAACGTTTTTGCGCATCACTCCAATTCGCATCCCACTCGTCTACGGAGAGCCCCCAGGCAATCCACGGAAGCAGACTCGCCGGACACGTCGCCGGGTTCCAAAGATCACGGTATGGCGTCGGCACGTCTGAAATCCTCGCTGTCGAGGAAGAGATTGCCCGCTCTTGCGGCGTGGCGTTCGGCGGGAGTAGGTCACTCATTCCGCCACGCCTCCGTAAGTCAATTCGATGCCCGTGCAATACGCCGCGCTTTCGAAGTCGACGTCGATGTTCGTGAGAGGATCGGCCAATACAACGCGCTGCACCCCTTCGACATGCAGAGCCGCGTAGATGCCCGACAGCGGCACGTTGAACCCGATGCGATGAAGAGAGGCCACGTAGGCATGTAGAGCCTCAGAAGCCTTCGCCATCACGACGGCGGAATCAGGCCCGGCAAAGGTGTAAATCGTCGCGGAAACCGTATAGGGTAAGATCGTTGCCGATTGCACGGTGACATGATCGGTCAGCGGGCGAACGTCCTCGTCGTTCAGGATCGCCGCGACTTCGTCGATAACGTCGGACGCAACTGATCCATTCCCGGTTGCCCCGAGGAGAGTCACGAGAACCTCGCCGGGGTCCATTTCCGGGGGACCAGTAATACGCGCGCTCTTCACCGATTCGGATTTTAGAGCGTGATACAGATATGACCCTTCCGGCCCAGCGGTCGAGAGGCCCTCGAGTGCGAGCGTGATCCGGTACCGAAAATCCGAATCGCTCTCCATTACAGCCGCTACGGGTGGAATCGCTTCCTCATCCGCCGCGGTGATCGTCTTGCGCGTTACGCCAAAGATTGCGCCGAGTTGCGCCAGGTCATTCCCGGTTGCGAACGCAAGCATACAAGCCCGGGCGGCGTCATTGGCCCGCTGCCGGACAAGCATCTCTCGGTAGGCTGCGACCTCGAGGATCTTCCAGGCGGGATCGCTTTCGACGAGCGCCGTAAAAGAGGAGTCCCGGGCTTGTAGGTCTGCGACCATGGCGGCGAGAATCGTCTTATAGTCGATCTGCTCGACGACATCGGGCGCGGTGAGGGTCGAAAGGTCAATGGCGGTAAAACTCATACGATGATTCCGTCGACGGTGATCGGCTTACCGTTTGGCAGGTAGGTACCTTCGAGCGTGAGGGTGATCTTTCCGGCGGTGATCGAGTCGGCAACGACGCGCGAGATCGATATTCGAGGCTCCCATTTTGCCAAGGCCTCGATGGTGGCAACGTAGATTTCGACGATGGTTCCCCGGTTTAGCGGAGCGTCGACCAACTGAAACAGCCGAGATCCGTAGTCGCGAAGCATCACTCGCGTCCCGAGCGGGGTCGAGAGAATGTCCCGGATGCTCTGGCGCAAGTGATCCAGCCCCGACAATTCCTTCCCGGTCGTGTTGTTGGTTCCTCGCACAGCCTAGAAACCTAATTTTCCCCGTCCCGGTAAATCTTGTGCGGGTTTGCTACGGAACGGGCGTCGCCGTCACCTGAACGCCCGAAGTCACCCCGCCGTGTTTGTGCGTTTGCAGGCCGATTCCGTCGCTCGTGAGGTTCCCGCCGGTCTGCGTGACAGGCCCTTGAATTGTAACAGCCGCCCCAATTATCGAGATTCCGGAGGCGGTGAGTTCGATTGATGATCCGCCAATGGTGAGTTTCAATGACGAGCTCGTGATCTCGGCTTTTGCGTTGTCACCCACCCGGTGCGTGATCTTCTCCTCGGTGAGTTCGGCGACGACATCTTCCCCGACCTGCACCGTCGACCGTCCTTCCGGCAACTTGATCAACCGTTCGTGTTTTTCGCGATCGTACTCGTAAACGGCTCCGTCCTTAAACGTCGTGCGGGAAATATCCGGACTGTCGGCATTCGCCGGGAAATCCTCTTTGTACACGCCGCCAGCAATGACGAACCCGGACTCCATAGTGCCGCTCGGCGAGATCACGACGACCTGCTCCCCGACCTCTGGAGCGTGCCATGTGACATCGTTCCCAGCCCGGCCTGTCGACCATGGAAGCCACCCGGTTTTATTCTTCCCGAGCGCGACCCGGACGCGCGCGAGTTTGTAATCGGCTTCAACCACCGTCCCGGGACGGATCATATTAGCAACCCGCCGCTCGAGTTCTCCCAGGCGCGCGCTCATTTCGTCGAAACGTAGTCCGGCTCGAACGCGGCGCCGACCTTTGGAGATTCTCCGACGAGCACGGTATCGGGCAACTGTCCAATCGTCTCCCAGACGTCCGGCCCGAGGAACACGTCATTCTCCCATTCAACGCGCCACGTTTCATATTCATTGCCGAACGTCTCAGGGTTCGCATCGACAAACCGCCCGCCCGCTACGGCCTTTCCAAATTTCTGCCCTGTCACATACTGAGCGAGACTCGCGGCCATGATCCGAACAGCAAGCTTGTTGCCCTTTTTGTACGAATAGACGACCTCGGCCGAGAATCGCAGCGTGGCGGCGAGTTGATCGGTTCCGAGATCCGGTTCCTTCGCTGGCGAAATCCCCGACAGCTCAAAGCGGATCGCCGGCGTTGGAACCTTCTCCAGGTCTCGCTCGTAAAAATCGACATGGACGCCGACGAACTTTGCGGCGAGGGCCGTCTTGATTGCCGTGTGAAGTTCGGCAAGATTGATTTCGGGATTGCTCATTTTGAGGAGTGCCAGGCGAGAGCGTTTTCGAACTCGGTATAAAGCCGCTCTTCGACCTCCGAGGCGACGGCATCGATGATGGGAGCGGCCTCCTTGTCGATGGCGTAAGACTGCTTCTCGATCGGGAGGCGCTTCGCCCCTTTCCGTTTGAAGACATTCCGGCCTAGACTTTTCACGGCGAACCCGCCCGGGACACTTACAGGCCCTGCTGTGATTCCGTCGCCGGTCTTGCGCGGCCCCAGATGCTTCAATGGGATTGGCTTCAAGCCGACCCATACGCGCCCGAAAGCCCCTTTCAGGTCGACGACCATACGCCCGTTGATTACGCGTCCGGTGACTTTC